TAGGAGAGGGTCTGCTGCTCCTTGAGAGCACTGCCAACGTGCCGGGTGACCACTTCAGCCAGATCGTGCAAGGAGCACCGGAGAACGGCTGGACGGTGATCTCTCTATGGTGGTGGGAGCATCCGGCGTATCAGGACGACGACTCCATGATCCCGGCTGACTTCACCCTGACGGACGGGGAGAAGCAACTCCAGCAGTTGTATGGACTGACCCGGAACCAACTGCACTGGAGGCGCAGGAAAGCCCTGACCATCGGGGAACACAAGTTCAGACGGGAATACCCTGCCTCGCTTGACGACTGTTTCCTCGGAAGGGAGGGCGGCTACTACGGAGAGGAGATCCTGACCGACGTACAGGTGGTGGACTTCAACCTGCACGGGACACGCTCTGGCAGGGAGATAGAGGCACCGCACCGTCAGGACAGGTACGTCATGGGGGTCGATATCGGAGGAGGCGTAGGAGGGGACTACAGCGCCCTGTGCGTTGTCTCCGTGGCGACCATGCAGCCCGTCTACACAGAGCGGAACAACACCGTGACCCCGGCTCAGTGGGCACACCGCTGTATTCAGGTCGCCACCCGATACAACTCAGCGATGATCTTGGCTGAGTCGAACAACCACGGTCATGCCTTCCTGCTGGAGTTGAACAACTGCTCCTACAGGAATCAGTGGATGAGCGGCAAGAACAAGCCGTGGGTCACCACGCTCCAGAGCAAACTGGACGCGCTGGATACGCTCAGGGAAGCCCTGCCCGTCATCAAGATCATGGACAGGGTGACGTGGATGGAGTTGAGGGCACTGACCATCCCACAGGGCAAGATCGCTCCAGAGGCTCCCAAAGGACAGCACGACGACTGCGCGATTGCTATGGCTCTCGCCTACCGTTGTCTTCGTGATATACCAAGCACTTACAGGACAAGTGCGGTATCTTCAACCCGCACCCGGATTGATGACCTCATCTCTGCATCCAGAGCCAGAAGAATCCGATCTCATTCCCTCCCGTTTTGAGGCTCATGCACTACCTCTACACCCACGAAGAACTTGATGTTGCAACGCGATCCAGCCTGAACGGGTTTGCTCGGTCAGCCAAGATCTACGGTCGCAGCAAGATGAAGGTCAACGAACTGAGGGACGCCCTTCGCGAGCGTTTGCCGCCCCGCGAAGGTACGTCGCCGGGGCTGTTTGTGGAGTTGTGTGCAGGTACAGCAGCAGTGAGCCTTCAACTGCACCGCGAAGGAGCCAGACCTCCGGTGAGCCGGATGGGATCAAAGCGCGGCTACGCCATCGCGGTCTTGCACGCGCTGGGTCTCTACCCCGGACTACAGGCAGACCGCTACCTGTGGTGTGAGCCGGACGACGGGTGCAGGCTGCTGCTTGAGACTTACCGAGATCACGACCTTGCCCTCAAGGTGGCCGAGATCATCCGTGGCTGGAAAGACGAAGATCCCCGCTCCCTGTGGGAAAGGCTCAGGAAGGAAGGCCCGGTCAAGGCACCCACACCCCGCGAGGTAGCGCGCTGGTGTCTGGTCAAAGGCTGGTGGATAGGAGGGCACAGTGGGCGTTTTGGTGGTGAGGTTATTGTGTCGCCCGGTGGAGGAAAACACATTCCGGTAACTCCAGAGGGGTATGCACGGCGGGTTGAAGACCTGCCCACTCCCCCCGCCGAGATCAAGGAAGAAGCGGTTGACCCCCGCGAGGTGGCACGGTCTTTAGTTGTCGATGCATGGGCGTTTCGCGCTGGTAATCCAGATAGCGGCTACAACAAAAGCGAGGCAGAGGGGCACCCTAACTCATGCAAATACCCGCGCTCCTGCTTGATTATATCTGAGGAGACTACCTCGCTCCCCACCCTCCCCGCCGAGGTCACTGACGGGGCTGTGGAGCCGCCTCTGCTCCCGCCGCACACCGTGGTCTACATTGACCCGCCCTACGTCAACACGACGGGCTACAAGCACGACCTGCCACGCGAGAGGGTAGTCGAACTGGCTCTGGCTTGGTACGCTGCGGGGGCAAAGGTTGCGATCTCAGAGCAAGAAGCGATACCGGAACTGATCGCTCAGGGCTGGACGGCTGTAGATATTACAGACAAAAGGCTTGGACAAAAGCGTACTTTCAGTAATCAACAGAAAGAATACCTCACTCTCTCGCCGGGGGCACAATGCTCACACCTTTAGAGATCCAGCAAATCTGCGACGACCACGACGGTTATTGGGAATCCAGACGCGACCACCTGAGAGAGTGCCGCGCCATGTACATGACGAGGTTCTGGAAGAAAGAAACTCCGTACATGGACAACATCCTCCGCACTGAAGTCCCGAAGGCTTACGCCGTCGTTGAGAGTTACCTCGGCTCTCTCTATGCCAAGAATCCGAGTGTCTTCGTCACGCCGGATATCCGTGGACGGGGCAACCCTGACGTGGCAGAGGCGACAGCGAACCTGTACCTGAAGACGGTCAGGGAGCAGATCGAGGACGCGACCCGGCTGGCTCTCATCTACCCTGCTGCCTTCCTGAAGATGGCTCCTGTGGAGTCTGTAGACCCGCTCAAGCGTGTCTCCTGCTCCAGCCTGCCACCGTGGGAGGTGATCGTTGACAGCACGGCTCCAGCGTGGTCACAGCAGCGGTGGGTGGGTCATGTCTACCTGATGCCCGTCGAGGAAGCGGTGGCACGGTACGGCAAGGGCAGGGAGCAGTTCCGCACACGGGCATACACCAAGTGGATCGAGGCGACGGGCAACTACACCGACGATGAAACCTACATGGGTCAGATGCAGACCGCTGACTCCCCGTATGCTGAGTGGATCAAGGTCGTGGAGATCTATGATCTCAGTAGCGATAAACTCCTGATCTGGTCGCCGGATTTCGCCAATGGGCAGGACTACCTGTTCACTGGAGTCAAGGTGCAGGTCGGTGCCCTTGATGAAGATGCCGACGCTGAGTCAGAGAAGTCTGACTTGGAGACTGAGATCGTCCACGAAACCACAGGTATCCCCTACAAGAGCGCCAGTGGACGCCCTGTCGTGCCCATCATCCCGTTCTACTTCTCGCGTGACCCCGACACCCCGCTCCGGGGCTACAGTCTGGTGAGCCGGAATCTGGATCAGTACCGGGAGTTGAACGTCCTCCGCACCTACCAAGCACAGGGCGTCCGCAGGATGGCGCGGCAGTGGATGGTGAGAAGTGGCTTTCTCTCTGAGGATGCAGCCGCCAAGATCGCTCAAGGGCTTGACGGTGAGTTTATCGAGGTGGATCTCCAGCCCGGTGCTCCTCTGACTGATTCCATCGCTCCGGTGCCGAACACTCCGATCCCGGCTGATATCCAGAACTACGCAATCACCGTGGACAACGACATCAAGGAGAGTGGGCTTCTGGCTCCCTTCACCCGTGGTGAGGTCACCAAGAGCACCGCAACCGAGCAAAACCTCCTTGCTACCTACACTTCCAACGAGGTAGGTCGTATGGCACGGACACGGGACGCGGCTATCAGCGAGATCAGTTTCACCTACAACGTGATGCTGGCTGTGATCTTGGGCGATGAGGGCGAGCCGCTGTCTCTGCCCAACCCGATTGGTCCGATGATCTTGAGTGCCGATGATCTCACGGGGGATTTCCAGTACCACGCTGTTGATCCTGCAACGACCCCGATGAATGATCTCGCGAAGCGAGCAACGCTCCAGCAGTTGACTCCGCTGCTTGTGCAGTTGGGTGTTGATCCTGCTGCTCTGCTTGAGGAGATCGTCCGCACCTTCCAGTTGCCGGAAGAGTTTGTCGCCCCGCCTCCCCCGCCGCCCACTCCAGAGGCTCCTGCCTCACCGGGCATGGAGGCACCCCTTCCCCCCGGTGCAGAAGCACCTCCCGCCGCGCCCGGTGCGGCACCCGTTCCACCCACAGCCCTGCCGGGTCTGGTTTAGGAGATAGAAATGCCCATCACCATGAAAGGGGATTACCCCGAAGAGATCGGACAGATCGGCGCGGAGCGTGATGCTCTGATGAACGACGCGATGGATTCCATCATGCCGCCTCTGGACAAGCCCATCAACGCGAAGGTTCTCAACGCTCTTGCGAAGGCAATCAACGCCGTCAGCAAGGTCATGGGCATCGAGGTCGAGGTCGAGCAGTACGACGAGGCGACCACTCTGGATGACGACGTGGCTCGCTTCCTGATGATGATGAGCACCGCAGCAGAGGACTACGGCAAGCCGTTCCCTGTCGCTCTGGATGCAATCCGTGGTGACTCTGAGATCACCGCCATCACCGCTCACCTGATGGATCTCGCCCGTGATCCCAAGTTCAAGGCGTTCCTTGAGGAGCCGATGGAGGGTGAGACTGAGGTTGAGATCAAGGTCAGCCGTGACCGTGACGACGACGAGGAGATGGAGGACGAAGACGAAGACTTCGACTTCGCCTCCCGTATGTAATGATTCCACTGAGGGCTGCATACGCCGCAAGAGGCGCACTGAGGGCATACCGCAACGCTTCGGCGCGAGCGAAGATCCTCCGTGCGCGTCAGGTGGATGCACCCTCAGACCCAAATGAGAATCCATTCCAAAGGACAGGAAGGACTGGTATTCTCACTGATGCCATTGAATACCGACAGCAGGTAGCCTTCTGGTACGCCAATGAGGACAGCGACAGAACCGGACGACGAGTGGGGAATCCCCACGCCATTATCTCCATCAAGGGCAGGCAATACCTGCTCATGTGGACTTCAACTGGCTCTGCATCAAACAGCAGACGGCTCCCCGGCTGGAGAATGTTCATCCTCAACCGAATCAGAAATCCGCAGATCATCATCAAAGCCCGTATCCGTGGCAACCTACAGCAGTTTCCAATCGCACCCGGCTACCGTCGTTTCCGGCGTGGTCGGTTCATCGCTCGCGTCTAACTACAGGGAGTTTCCATGAGCGACAGTCCTACCCTTGCTCAGTCCGTACTGGCTGAAGCACAGTCCATCCACAGCGGCGAAGCAGCCGCTACCCCATCTGAGCCAGCAGAAGCCGCTACAGAGGCATCTGAGAGCGTCGGAGAGGCTGCACAGCCTGAAGGGGATCACGGTGACGTTGAAATCGAGGCAGACGGCTCCACGGAGAGCCTGTCTTGGAACGATGCCATGCGCCGGGTGCCTGCCGATATCCGCAAGTTAATGCGGCAGATGCAAGGGGATTACACTCGCAAGACGCAACAACTTGCTGAACAGCGGAAGGAGTTTCTGCGTGAGCGGGAGGCTCTGATCAAGGGGAGCCGGGAGATCAAGCAGCCTGAGAGCATCCCGGAGTATGACCCCTTCAACGAGCAGTCCATCAACGCTCGGATCGAAGCAGAGGTCGCCCGTCGTCTTCAGGAAGTGCTTCAGCCGATGGAGCGGGAGTATCAGACGATGGCTGCTGAAGACTCCTACCGTGCCTTCCTTGCAGAGCACCCTGACTTCAAGACGGATCAAGGCCTGCGCGATGAGGTACAGGGGATGCTTGAGAGCAACGCCAACCTCGATCTGGAAACCGCGTATTGGGCTGCTCAGGGTCGCCGCAATCGGCAGAAGAAGCAGGAGGAGAGCCAGTCCCGCGCTGCTCGCCGTCGTGCCCAGAAGGAGGCTGCTCTCAAGGGCACGTCGCCTGCTCGCCGCCCCAGCGGGTTGCAGCAGCCCTCCAAGAAGGATCTGAAGGGCATGAGTGCTGCGGATATCTATGCACTGGCTCAGTCCATGCACCGGAATAGTTGACAGCACTGAAAGTAAGTGTATATAAACGACTTATAGGGGCTGAACACCCGTAAGGCTTCAGCCTCACCCCGCGACGGCACTCCGGTACGGAACACGCCAAGAAATCACGTTCCACTTCATCCTCCGTACCGGAGACTTCCATGCCTACGCAGTCGATTCTTTCGACCACCCTGCAACTGCTGCGGGACAAGTTGGTCGATAACTCCTACATCGCGCACCCCCTGCTTCGTGCAGTCGAGGAGCACGGTAATCTCATCAAGGTCAGCGGTGGTGCTCGCGTCGAGCAGCCCGTCATCTTCGGGGATCACTCCAGCATCACCGAGTTGAGCAACGGCTTTGAGCCTGTCTCTCTCGCCGTGACCGACCCCTTCCACACCGCGCTGTACGAGTTTTCCAACTTCACGCAGCCCATCGTTCTCTCGCAGGTCGAGAAGGTCGCCAACAAGGGTGATCTCGCGGTGGTCAACATTCTAGAAAGCAAGGTCAAGAACGTCATGCTCTCCCTCAAGAAAGAGGTGAGCAAGCAGATCATTCAGGGATCGTCCGGCGTCCTGACCACCCTCCAGACCCTCAACGGCATGGGCACCGCGACCATCCCCGCGATCACGACTGGCTGGTTTGAGAGCGGAGCCTTCGGCACCCAGACCAACACTGTCGGCGGTCTGAGCAAGGCCACCTTCGCCGCGAACAACTGGAACAATCAGGTCTTCGATTCCACGGGCACCCTCGCTCTGGAGCATATCGACAACCTGATGATCCAGTGCCAGATCTACAACCCGTCTGGTCAGCGTCCCGACATTCTGCTCATGTCGCCCAACTGCTTCGCCGCCTTCATGGGTCTTCAGCAGTCTCAGGTGCAGTACATTTCGGCTTCTGACCGTGATGGTCTGGATCGCGATATGGTCGGTATGTGGCGTTCGGCGCGGATTTACGTCGATCCGAACCTCGGCTTCGCCAACGCTGCTGGCGATACCGTCAGTGCCTACGCGCTGTCCTCCGACCAGTTCCAGTTGTACGTTGACACCGATGGTTACATGACCATCAGTGACATGGTTCCGGTTCCCGGCACCGCAACGTCCGCTGCGATGGTCTTCAACCGGATGCAGTTGTCCACTGGTCATTTGGCCAGCCACGGCATCATCCTCAACGCGGAGGCTTGAGAAACATGGCTACTTCTACTCTCATTCAGTTTCTTTCGGAGGGTGAGGAGGCTGCGACCTCTCACCGCCGCCAGATCGAAACCTTCCTCGCCTCTGCCGCGATCACCGCTGGTGATTGGGTGCAGTTCGACACCGCTGCTACCG